ATTGAGAAAAATGATTCTGTATCCAAAAGAAAATGATATCTATTCTGTAGAAACAGACTTATTAGATAATAAAGGTTCTGTAGGAAGATCCGGGTTATTCATACCTGAGCAATGGTCTATGCCTCCCTATATTGATAACTTTGGTAATTCTCAAGTAGCAGAAGCCTTAGAAGCATTAGATGATCAGTTTGAAAAATGGAAAAAAGAACTTGCTCCAGAAACTTACCAGTTAAGGATCTCTCAGCACCCAAGAAATATTGAAGAAGCTTTTGCTAACAGAACTATATCTAAGTTCCCAATGCATCTTGTAACAGCACAACAAAGAAGAATTGAAGATAAAGAATATGCTTATGAATTCTTAGATTTAGGCAGAGATGCCAACGGTAAAATACTTCCTGAGCACAGTAACAAAAGACCTATTATAGAATTTCCAATTACAAAAAATACTGAAGATAAAACAGGAGTTCTTGTAGTATGGGAAAGACCAGTAGAGAATCCTACATTTGGAATGTACTATGCAAGTATTGACCCCGTAGCTGAGGGTAAAGCTGAATATGTTGATAATATGTTATATACACCAACAGGTAGAAAAAGAATAGGTGATATACAAATAGGAGATAAAGTGATTGGTTCTGATGGTCAACCTATAAATGTAATTGGTGTATATCCTCAAGGTATTAAAGAATTATGTAAAATTACATTTAGTGATGGACACAGTATTAAAGTATGTGAAGATCACTTATGGAATGTAAAATTGAATGGTGGTACAAAAGGATACATTACTCTTTCTGTAAAAGATTTATTAGACAATACTAAAACAATTACTTATACAGGCACGGGTAAAAATATTAAAAAAGAATACACAATTTCTACTTATTATAAGGATAAGCAAAATAGAAATAAATGGTCTATCCCTATTACTAAACCAGTTTTCTTTAAGGGTTCAGCAAAGTTATCTATTCATCCTTACTTGTTAGGTTTACTTTTAGGTGATGGAGGGTTATCACAAAAATCTATTAGATTTAGTACAGTTGATGAAGAATTAATTACTTATATTGAACACCTGTTAGATGATGATCTATTAATAAAAAAAGTAAAAAATTCAAATTGTGATTATACAATTGTAAAAAAAACTGGTTCAAGAAATTCATTAACACAAAAATTAAAAGCCTTAGATTTAAAAGGTAGAAGATCTGAAGATAAACATATACCTCATCAATATATGTATTCAACTATATACTCAAGATTTCTTTTATTGCAAGGTTTAATGGATACAGATGGTTCTTATTCAAATCATGGTGCTGAATTTTATTCATCATCAAAAATAATGGCTTATCAAGTTGTTGAATTAGTACAATCACTTGGAGGAATAGCAAAAATAAGATGTAAAAAAACAACTCATCTAAATTCATATATTGTAAGAGTTTTATTACCTGAAGGCTTGACACCTTTTAGATTGAAAAGAAAAAGAGATATATACAAACCATCAAAAGTATTTAGCAGATACATAACAAATATAGAATGCATTAATGATGGAGAAGCGATTTGTATATCAGTTGATGCACCAGATAATCTTTATGTTACAGAACATGCTTTGGTTACACATAATACAACCACATCTGAATCATTATGTTCTATCTATATTATGAAAGCTCCTGTAGAAGTAACAAAGGTTACCGGTATAGAAACTGAAACATACATAGAACCAGATAAGATTGTAGCTGCATGGTGCGGAAGGTTTGATGATATTAACAAAACACACCAAAGACTGGAGACAATTATTGAGTGGTATAATGCCTGGACAGTAATTGAGAATAACATCTCATTATTTATTCAGTATATGATCTCTAGAAAGAAGCAGAAGTACTTAGTACCAAAAAGTCAAATAATGTTCTTAAAAGACCTGGGATCTAATAATTCAGTGTATCAGGAGTATGGTTGGAAGAATACTGGAACATTATTTAAAGCTCACTTACTAAGTTATGCTATTGAGTACACTAAAGAAGAACTTGATGTAGAAACTAAATCTGATGGTACTATTGTAAGAACTAAATATGGTATTGAAAGAATACCAGACATTATGTTATTAAAAGAAATGGCTGCATACTCAGATGGAGTCAATGTGGATAGACTTGTTGCCTTCTGTGCAATGGTTGCTTTCATGAGAATTCAGCAAGCTAATAGAGGTTATAGTAAAAGAGTTATCATGGATGATACGGCTAAAAACTTGCAAAAGTCAGAAAATTTGTATAAATTAAGTAGTAGTCCTTTCCGTCACATGGGTAGGAGTGCAGGTAGTTCATCAGGAGGAAAGAATATAAATAGATCTCCATTTAAAAATATAAGATAGTTATGCAAGAAAATGTATACTATATATACAGACATATAAGACCTGATAAAAATGAGGTTTTTTATATCGGTATAGGTAAATATCAAAAAAAATGGAAATATAATAGAGCCTATCATAAAACTGGTAGAAATAATTATTGGTTGAATATTGTTAAAAATAATCCTGAATATAAAATTAAAATAGTTTTAGAAGACTTGACAAAAGAAGAATGTGTTTCTAAAGAAATTGAGTTTATTGCTCTATATGGAAGAAAAGATATAGGTAAGGGTACACTTGTTAATTTAACTGATGGTGGTGAAGGAGTTTGCAATATAAGCAATGAAACAAGAAATAAAATATCCATATCTAGATTAGGTAGTAAAAATCCAATGTATGGTAAAAAAATCACACCTGAAAGAAAACAAGCAATGTCTTTATTAATGAGTGGTGTAAATAATCCTAACTATGGTAAAAAAATACCTAACTGGCATAAAGAGATAAATAGAAACACTCAGTTAGGTAAAAAACAAAGCGAGAATCAAATTAGTCATAGAATTCAATTTTTAAAGAAAAAAGTTATTGATTTAAAAAATAATGTTATCTATGATTCAATCAAAGATGTAGCTTTGGTATTTAAAAAGTCACCATCACACATGACAAGATTAATTAAACAAAATAAATTTAATTTAAAATTTTTATAATATGCAAGTATATAATAGTTTGCAACTCAAAAAGGGAGCTAAAGCATCTCATAATAGAATGGGTTCAATCACCCAACCACTTCAATTTATACTACGTGTTGAAAAGGATGAGGAGTGGGCAGCATGGTGCTTGGATTGGTTAGAATGGAATGGACTGAAACAGATCCGTAGAAATGCCCGCAGACTTATGAAAAACTATAAGTTGGCTAAAGGTATTATTGATAAGTCTGACTATATAGTTGAAGAAAACAATGAGATGAAAGATATTGTTGATGTATTAACTAGAGAAGACTGGTCTGCACTTGAATTAAAGTTCTATCCTATTATCCCAAATGTTATTAATGTTCTAGTAGCTGAATTTGCAAAAAGAACTACCAAACTTTCATACAGAGGTATTGATGAATTCTCCTATAATGAAATGTTAGAGCAAAAAAGAAAGCTAGTTGAGGATACATTAATGGATGATGCTAAAATGAAAATTCAAGCAGCAATGCTTGAGCAAGGTTTAGATCCTGAATCAGAAGAAGCACAACAACAATTGTCTCCTGAAAATTTAAAGTCTCTTCCTGAGATTGAAAAATATATGCAGAAAGATTATAGATCCATGATAGAACAATGGGCTATACATCAACATCAAGTGGATAGTGAAAGATTTCATATGGATGAGCTTGAAGAAAGAGGATTCAGAGATATGCTTATTACAGACAGAGAATTTTGGCACATGAGAATGATGGAAGATGATTATGAAGTTGAACTTTGGAATCCTCCAGTAACTTTCTACCACAAATCTCCTGATGCAAGATACATTTCACAAGGTAACTGGGTTGGTAAAGTGGATATGCTCACCGTAGCTGATGTTATTGATAAGTATGGTTACATGTTGACAGAAGAACAGCATGAAGGTCTTGAAGCAATTTATCCAATCAGATCTGCAGGTTATACTATTGGAGGGCAAAATGATGGTACATTCTATGATGCTACTAAGTCTCATGAATGGAATACTAACATGCCTTCATTAGCATACAGACAGTATACTAGTATGATGGCTGGTTCAGTTTATGATGGTGGAGATATTGTTAACCAAATACTTTCTGAAGGAGAAGATTATTATGATCAAGGTACAGCTTACTTATTGAGAGTAACTACAGCGTACTGGAAGTCTCAAAGAAAAATTGGACATCTTACAAAAATTGCTGAAAGCGGTGAGGTGATCAATGAAATAGTAACAGAAGATTACAAGATTACTGATAAACCAATCTATGATAATAGATTATTCAAAAACAAAACAAAAGACACTTTGCTTTTTGGAGAACATATTGACTGGATTTGGATTAATGAAGTTTGGGGTGGTGTTAAAATTGGTCCAAATATTCCTTCATTCTGGGGTATGAACAATCCTGGAGGTTTCTCTCCAATCTATATTGGTACAGATAAGAATCATATTGGTCCATTAAAGTTTCAATTTAAAGGTGATAACAGTTTGTATGGATGCAAGCTTCCTGTAGAAGGAGCAGTATTCTCTGATAGAAATACTAAGTCAACAGCTTTGTTAGACTTAATGAAGCCATACCAGATTGGATACAACATTGTAAACAATCAGATTGCTGATATACTAGTTGATGAGTTAGGAACAGTAATTTTACTTGATCAGAATTCACTACCAAGACACTCAATGGGTGAAGACTGGGGTAAGAACAATTTATCAAAAGCATATGTGGCAATGAAGAATTTCCAGATGCTTCCTTTGGATACCTCAATAAGCAATACAGAAAACCCTCTTAACTTCCAGCACTTTCAGAAATTAGATCTTTCACAAACAGAAAGGCTAATGTCAAGAATCAAATTAGCAGAGCACTTTAAACAACAAGCTTATGAAGTAATTGGTATCAACCCTCAAAGATTAGGACAAGAGTTAACACAAACTACAGCTACAGGTGTAGAACAGGCTAAGAGTGCTTCTTATGCACAAACTGAGATGTTCTTCATGCAGCACTGTGATTACTTAATGCCAAGAGTACACCAGATGAGAACTGACTTAGCTCAATACTATAATTCAACAAAACCATCTGCAAGACTTACATACATGACATCTCAGGATGAAAAAGTAAATTTTGAAATAAATGGTACTGATTTATTAATGAGAGATCTTAATATCTTCTGTAGTACAAATGCAAATAACAGAGCTGTATTAGAGCAATTGAAACAAATGGCTTTAACAAACAATACAACTGGAGCAACAATCTTTGATCTTGGTAAAATTGTTCAAGCTGATAGTATATCTGAAGTTACAGGTACACTTAAAGCTGCTGAAGAAAAAATGAACAAGCAAAAACAAGAGGAGCAACAACATCAACAAGAAATGCAACAGCAACAACTTGATTCTCAAGAGAAACAAAAGAAAATGGAACTTGATGCAGCTGAATTGAGAGATGAGAAAAATAGACAAAAAGATATTCTTGTTGCTGAAATACGCGCGGCAGGTATGGGTGCTATGACTGATGTTAATGAAAATAAACAATCAGACTTCTTAGATGCTATGAAAGAGATCAGAGCTACTGAAGAGTTTCAAGATCAAACAAACTTACAGAGAGAAAAGGAAACTAATAGAATGAATAATGATTCTCAGAAAGCTCAAATTGAAAGAGAAAAGATCCAAGCTCAAAGAGAAATAGCAGATAAACAATTGCAGGTTGCAAGAGAAAATAAAACAAAAAGTGAATTAAAAGCAGATAAAAAAATATGATAACTTATATTTATACTTTAGTAGATCCTGAAACTGATAAAGTAAGATATGTTGGTAAAACTAATGTGAAACCTCAAAACAGGTATAATCAACATATTTACCAATGGAAAAGATCTATAAGACTTACTAAAGTAAATAGTTGGATTAAACATCTTTCATTAAAAGATAAAAAACCTGTTTGTAATATAACTAAGGAAGGTGTAGTATTATTTGAATTTAAAAGTGTTACTGAAGCAGCAAGGTTTTTTAAAATTGAACCTACACATATAACAAGAGTGTGTAAAGGTAAATCTAAATCAGGTTTAACAAAAGGTCATTATTTTAAATATTTATAAGAAGAAAAGAATAATACTTAGCTATATAGTGTGAAAAATTTTATAAGCTGCTTTAAATTTATCAAGTTTAATTAGTATATTAAATTATAAACCAAAACCAACAAAGATGACTGATGAAACAAAAAACCTCAATGAGGATGTTCAAGAAACTACAGCGGTAGGACAAATAGACATAAACATTGATGAGCTTTTTGGTAACCCTGGTGCAGAAAGCATTATGCTTCCTGAAGATGGAGAACCAGAAAAACCAAAAGGTATGTTCTCAAAGGAGAACATTGACACTTCGTTCCTTGACAACAATCCATTAACCTCTGCTGAAAGAAAGGAAAAGGAAGAAGCTAAAGCTGAAACAGAAGAAACAATTGCAGAACTTGACAATCTTATTTCACAAGTAGAAGACAACAGTGGAAAAGGTAGATCGAAAGTAGACAAGAGTGGTCTTTTAGACTTAGCACAAAAAATGATTGAAGAAGGGTCTTTAATGCCTTTTGATGATGACAAACCATTAGAAGAATACACCACTAAAGATTTCAGAGAATTATTTGAAGCTAACTTCCAAGAGAAAGAGAATAAGATTAAGGAGGATACTCCAAAAGAATTCTTTAACTCTTTACCTGAAGAACTTCAGATTGCTGCAAAATATGTAGCAGATGGTGGACAAGATTTAAAAGGTCTTTTCAGATCATTAGCACATGTAGAAGAAATTGTGCAATTAGATCCTAGTAATGAAGGAGACCAAGAAGAAATTGCTAGACAATATCTTTGGGCTACTAACTTTGGTACAGCAGAAGAAATTGAATCAGAGATTCAAGATTGGGCTGACATGAATAAGTTAGAGCAAAAAGCAAATCAGTTTAAGCCTAAGCTAGACAGAATGCAAGAAGAGATTATTGCAAGACAGTTAGCAGAGCAAGAACATAAAAAAGAACAGCAACAAAAGCAAGCAAAAGCATATACTGATAATGTATATAATACACTTGCTACTGGTGAGCTAGGAGGAATTAAGCTTGACAAGAAGATTCAAAGCATGCTTTATTCAGGATTGGTACAACCAAACTACCCTTCTATCTCTGGAAAACAAACTAATTTACTTGGACACTTGTTAGAAAAGTATCAGTTTGTAGAACCAAACCATGGATTGATTGCTAAAGCTCTTTGGTTGCTTCAAGATCCAGAAGGATTTGAATCAAAAATTAGAGAACAAGGTTCTAAAGAAACTGTAGAAAAAACAGTAAGAACTTTGAAAACAGAAGAATCTAGAAAATTATCTAGCTCTTCTACAAACACAGGTTCATTAGAAGAAAACAGACCTTCTGCTAATAAACCAAAAACAATATCCAGACAGAATACTAACATATTCAGAAGGACTTTTTAATTAGTAACTAATAAATAAAATAAATAAATGAGTACTCCAGTTTTAAACAATGGTATATTCCTACGTGATACTGCATACAATGCAAGTTCACATGTGGATTCTTACCACTTAGTAAACATGTTAAAGGATGCGCAACCAATGGATTTAGGTCCAGTTGACTTATGGGCTATGGCTCAAAAAGTTGAGATGCCACTTTATCAAATGTCTTCTTTCGGTGGAAAGAATGTAATTATGGTTGACAATGCAAGAGGTGAGTATAGATGGCAAACTCCGGTTTCTATTGACCTTCCTTATGTAATTGAAGACATTGAACCAGACAATGAATTCAAAGGAATTGAAGGTTCAACATTCCGTATTAAATTGAACAGACGTGAGTTTGGACATGGTGATATCATCACTTATGACAAATACAACGGTGTTGAGATGTACATTACTGCAGAAGATATTCTTCCAATTGGTGATGGTTTCATCTACACAGTTCAATTAGTGAACAATGACAATTTCAAATTCTTGGATAACAAGTATTTGTCTAATGGTACTAAAGTATTCCGTAAAGGTTCTGCACGTGGTGAATATGGAGAAAGATTCTCTGATATCCAAACAAGAGCAGGATTCCGTGAATTCTACAACTTTGTTGGTGGTGCTGAAGCTCACGTACATTATTCTATCTCTTCTAGAGCAGATTTGATGATCAAAGGAGGAATGAATGCAGATGGAACAGTTCCTGTAACTGAAATCTGGAGAACATTTGATTCTAACTTAAATGATCCATCTATTGCTAACTTAGATGACATGGTTAAGAAATTAGGTAAAGACAAAGTTAAAAAAGCTTTTGACAATGGTGATTTATCTAGAACATTCTTAACTACAATGGAATCTGCTCACTTGTCTAAAATTGCTACAGATATTGAAACTTACTTAATGTGGGGTCAAGGTGGTAAAGTTAAACAAGATGGTCCAGATGATTTAAGATTGTCAGTGGGTCTTTGGAAACAGTTGGATAACTCTTTCAAAAGAATCTACAACAAAAACAACTTTACATTGGATTTATTCCGTGGAGAGATCTACAACTTCTTTAATGGTAAAGTTGAGTTCCAAGGTCCAGATCCAAAACGCTCTCTAGTTGTACAAACTGGTATGGGTGGTATGAGAATGGTAAATGAGGCTATCAAACGTGAGGCAGTATCTTCAGGTTTATTGATTCAAGCTGCTGATATAGGTGCAATCACTGGTAAAGGTATGGACTTGAACTTTGGATTTGCATACACTTCATATGTTATCCCATTCTTGGCTAACGTGAAATTTGTATTGAATCCAGCATTTGACAATGTTCACACAAATGATATTGAAAACCCAATTATTGATGGTTTCCCATTATCTTCTTATTCATTCATTATCTTTGATATTACTGATAATACTAATGATAACATCTTCTTATTGAAATTATCTTGGGATAATCAATTGAAATGGTGGTATCAAAATGGTACTATGGATTACATGGGTAGAACTCAAGGGTTCCAATCTTCAGGTCAATTCAATGGATACCGTGTAATGATGTCTCAAACAATGCCAGCTATTTGGGTTAAAGATCCAACTAAAGTATTGAAAATTGTTATGAGAAACCCTATTACAGGAGGAAGTTTTTGATCAGACAGTAATTGGATTTCTCAAATATTCTTTTTATATTTGTGTTTTAATTATAAAAACATGGACAAAAAGAAAAGAATTTACCCGCATAGACCTTATAATGCGGTAGCTAATTTGAGTAAAATTACAACAGAGCAAAAAGAAACTGTTAAAAGTATGTATCTTCAAGGGCTTCCTCAAACTAAAATTGAGGAAGTCATGAAGATGACTAGAAAAACTATTAGAACAATACTACAGCAATCTGGGTTAATAAGAGATAAATCTACACAATGGAGACTCAGTAGAGGTTCTACGTTAGATGAAACTGTTTTTGATACATTAACACCAGAAGCTTTATATTGGATAGGTTTTCTATATGCAGATGGTCACATTAGAAAAGAAAAAGAATATTCTATTGAATTAGAAATTGAGCTAAAGGATAAAGAACATTTAGAAAAGTTTAAACTTTTTTTTAATTGTAATAAAGAGATAAAATTTTATGCAGAAAATTCTTGTTCAATTAAAATTTTTTCTAAAGTTTTACATAGTAAACTTAAAGAGTTAGGTTTTAATAATAAAAAAAGTTGGACAGCTGTACCACATGACTCTTTAAAAAATTCAAAAGATTTTTGGAGAGGTGTTGTTGACGGTGATGGTGGAGTTTATAACTATGACATTAAACCTCAGATTTCATTATGTGGAACAATTGAAACAATTTTTGAATTTATTATTTTTTGTACTAAGGAACTGGAAATTAAAAGTAAATATCCAAGTCATAGTAATAAAGAAGGAGGTTTAAAAAATAGCTTATTTCAAGTTCACTATTATTCAAGTGATTGTAAAAAAGTTTTAGAATTATTGTATCAAGATGCAACTATCTATTTAGATAGAAAATATAACACTTATCTGGAGATGTGCCAGAATAATTAATTAAATTTACACAAACCAAAAACCAACAAAACAATGGATAATTTCACAATGGTTGAGACCGGTAAGGGCTCAGTTAAAAAAACAGCAATAGCTGTAAGACCTTTCTTTGACAATTCCTCTTCTAACATGGGTTTAGAAGATTATGGGATGAGTTTATTTGATGGGGTAACACACTCTGAACAAATTGCTTGTTTAGACAATAATGGTGTAGTAAGATACCTTACTGGACTGAATGAATTTGCACCGGAAATAAAACTTCTTAATGAAGAAGATAGAGCTGCAAAGGTAAGAGAGATAAGAAGTGCTGTAGCTGAGTTAGAAAAAGAATTAGCTGCAAATGTAATTGATATTGAAGATCCAATGTTTTGGAATCAAGTAAAATTACTACAACCAAACAATAAAGATTTTTGGAATAAGATTTCCATTTCTTGTGGTAATGAACCTTTGTTCTTAGACCCAAGAGATCCTTATGATAGAATCAAACTTTATGCAATTGAAGCAGGAGGATTTTCTCTTGTATCAAAAAGTTTTGATGATGCTAGATCCAAAGCTGTTCCACCTAAGTTTTACTTAGATAAAGAAGAAGAAACAGTAATGGTAAGAACTGAATACAAAAAGCTGCGTAATAAAGCACTTGCTGAACTTCAGAAATTATTTGACAAAAACAGTACTAAGTTGTTTTACATTGCTAAGGTGGTGGATATCAACAGTACACAATATAGAAAATCAACTCCTAATGATGTAATCTATGAAAACATGGATGTATTCATCAACGGTTTAGGAGGAGAAAGTAACAAAGAAAGAGCAGCTAAATCATTTATGGATGTAGCTAATCTTGATATGGAAACACTAAAAATTAAATCAATTGTTAGAGATTCCGTATTTTTTAAGTATATTATAAATAAGGCAGATGGTTATATCTACCACACTAAGTCAGGTGCTATGCTTGGAAGAAATGTGTCTGATGTAGTTGAGCATATGAAGAACCCTTTAAATGAGGATATCTTAAAAGACTTGAACGCTGCTTGTGAAAAGTATTGGAACTCTTAAACTAAAAATAAAATGGCAAATTACACAACTGGGAAAATGAATAACCCAAATGCAAAAGTTTCCGCTTCTAAAGTTGCTGGAAGTAAAGGTGTTAAATCTGGAGTTAATCCAAAAGCATCTGCACAAAAAGTAGCAAAAGGAAAAGTAGGTGGAATATCTAAAGCTCCTAAATCAGCATCTCCTTCTAAATAAGGGGATGCTTAATTTTATTTTAATATTATGGCAAAGAAAGTAAGAGAAGAAGTTAAAGATGAAACAGTAAAGAAAGTTTCAACTGCTAAAAAAGCATCAGTAAGAAAACCTAGAGTTAAGAAAGCTAAACCTGTTATAGTTAAAGAAGAGGTTGAACAAGAAGTATTAGCAATAGTTGAAAATGCTACATATGAAGCAACTAAAATTATTTCTGAACACAAAGAATTAGTTGAAGAAAAAGCTGAGGAGATTGAAGAAATAGTAATTGAATCAGTATCAACAGCTGCTAAAATTAAATCTTTTTTTAAAAACTTATTTAAGAAAAAATAATAATGGCAAAGCAAATGCTAAAAAGAAAAGACGGTAGTGTTTCCCAGAGAGGTCTCTGGGATAACATCCGTGATAATAAAGGTTCTGGAAAGAAACCTACAGCTCAAATGCTGAAACAAGAGAAAAAGATTAAAGCAACTACAAAAAAGAAATAGTCATGGCAAAATTAATTCCTTATGCATTAAAAAATCCAAAAACAGATACTGTTGTACCTGGTGCTTTAATTCTTTCTAGTATTAAACCGGTATCAGGAGATTGGTTTCCTGTTGTAGAAGGTATTGAAAGAAATACAATTAATCCTGTAGACTATGATACTACAGTTAAAGTAACTTATCCTGGAGCAGTTAATGTTCAAAGATTTGGTGATTATGCTAAATCTTTTATACAAGAAAAAGGTTACTTTCCAGATAATATAGTTTTATCAGATTCAATTTGTTCTGATGATATAGATGGTCCTATTTATTCAGATATTTCAAACATTGGTCAGACTCCTGCATCTCAGAATCAGTTTTTAGGTGCATTCATGGCAGGTGGTTTAGCTGGTTATCCTCACACAGGTATATTAGGTATACAAGCTTGGGGATCACATGTTACAACAAGTACAAATGGTGGTTTGTTTATGATTAATACACCGCATATTGGAATATCAAGAACAGGTAGTGTAGGAAGGATTTGGAGAAGAGGAAAGAGTGAAACGCAATCTTTAACGGATAATACTTGTGGTGCAGTTGCTACAGCAATTACATGGGTAGCAGCAAATGCTGTTGCTCCAGTTGTAACAAACTTTCCAAATGATTATCAAAACTATACTCTATGTGCTATACTATTTCCATTTAAAGCGGCTCTTGCAGCTATAACAACTTATGGAGCTAAAATGGTTTATGCTACTGAAAAAATAAGATTAGCTTCAAATACTTTTTTAACAGGTGCAACAGGAATAATTGATGCTAATGTTGGAACAGAAATTGATGTATTTTATTGTTCGGGAACATTTATTAATACAGATGATGGATATAATGCTTATATTAATGTTACATCATTTAAAAAATATAATAGTGTTGGTGGATGGGTAGATTTAACTACATCATTTTTAGCAGGTTTATAAAATTAATAACTATGGCAAAGACAGCAGCACTTTATTCAGTGTATTGTTTTACAAATAATATTAATAATAAAAAGTATATTGGTATTACTTCTGATGTAAAAAGAAGATTTAAGCAACATAAAGGAATGAGAAGCAGAGCAGTTGTTTTTTGTTTGGCTATTAAAAAGTATGGGTTTGAAAAATTTAAATTTGAAATACTAAAAGATAATTTAACTTTAGAAGATGCAAAACTATTTGAAGTACAGTTTATTCAAGAACTAAACTCTATGGTTCCAAATGGATATAATAGAACAAAAGGTGGTGACTATTCTGTAAAACATACAATAGCAACTATTGAAAAAATAAAAGAAAAAAATAGACTTTATAGATTAAATAATCCAGACCCAAGAAAAGGAAAAAAACATTCAGAAGAAACTAAAAAAGTAATGAGTAAGTTAGCATCTGAAAGAACAGATAGACCAAGAGGTGATAGACATTGGAATTACGGAAAGAAAACTAGTGACTTATCAAAACAAAAAATGAGTATTAGCCAAACATTAGGTAATAATGGTTTTGCAAAAAAAGTTATAGATTTAAATACTAATATTGTTTATTCTTGTATAAATGAAGCAAAACAAGTATATAACATTAGTCATTCATTTATAAGCATGGTTTGCACTGGAAAAAAAACAAGTGATAAATATAATTTTAAATATTTAAAAGATTATGAGCAAGAAAAGTGTGTCACTATCAATTTCTAGGGGTGAAAAATCAAAGTCTGGAGGTCTTACAGCAAAAGGGGTAGCTAAATACAATAATGCTACTGGAGGAAATATGAAGACAGCTGTTACTACTAAGCCATCAAAGCTTGATCCAGATAGCAAAGATGCTAAGAGAAGAAAAAGTTTTTGTAGCAGGATGTCAGGGGTTGATGGACCTATGAAAGATGAGAAGGGAAGACCAACAAGAAAAGCATTAGCTTTAAGAAAATGGAATTGTTAAAACTTATATAATATGGCAAAGTGTATGAAATGTGGTGGATCTAAGATGCAATCTGGTGGAGCTACAAAAGGTGGTAGTAATGCAAAAATGGGAATCTTTGGTATTCCTAATGCAGGAGGTACAGGACCTGAAACAATGAAAAAAGGTGGTTCTAAAGTAACTGCTGTTAAACATTCATGCCCTCCAGGTACAGTTAGATCTGCTACTGGTGGATGTGTATCTGAAAGACCAAGCTTTAAAAAAGGTGGTTCATCTTTTGGTATGTTATCAGTTAAAGCGGGTGTAGATAAAAATCCTAAAGCTACTGCTGCTGATAGAATTGCTGGTGCTAAAATGAGCAAGAAAAAAATGGGTGGTGCAACTAAAAAGAAGTGCTAATCATGGCTGAGAAAAAAGATAAAAACTGGATTCAAAAAGCTACAGCTGATATTAAGAAAAGGGGTACAAAAGGTAAATGCACCCCTATAACTAAACCTGGTTGTAAAGGTAAAGCTAAGCAGTTAGCTAAGACATTTAAAGCAATGGCTAAAAAGAAATAATTATGGCAAAGAAAGAAACACTTAATCCTATTACTGCTTTTAGAAAAGCTAATGAAGCTAGAAAAGCTGTAGTCATGAAGTCTTTGAAAAAAGCTCAGGCGGGTATTGCACAAGATACAACTGCTGCACAACAACCTGTCAATAAATATTATCCTTGGAAAGGAAATGTTAAACTTAAAACACCAACTGTTAAAGAAGAAACACCTGATTATTTAAAACCTACTAGAAAATATGCTGATCCTAGAATGGATCCAAATTATAATTCAAACCCTCCTGCTTCTTCACAGTTTGAAGGGCCAAAATCAATTTCAACAAAATCTGGCAAATCTGCTTCAGATATTTTGAATTCTTATAATAATAGTAAGAAAAAAGGAGGCGTTGTAAAAAGAAAAAAATAAGATATGTTAAACAGTGCAATTGAAATAAAAATTAAGCAGCGTATCAATAAATTAGATTCTCAAGACTATGACAACATTCAATGTTGGCAGATTGTTGAGGTATTTAATAAAGCTCAGGTAGAATGGGTAAGAAGACAATTGCATGGTATTAACTTGGTTAAAGAAGGGGATGAGCAATCTACAAGAAGAAAAGATGATCTTCAAGTATTACTTTCCCTACTTACTTTGAATCCTTTAAAAAGAGAATCTTATTTCCAATGTAATATTCCAGGTGATTATCTACAATGGAAAAGGATAGATACTTTTGCAAAAAAGGATTGTTGTGATAAAAGAAGAATGGCTGTATATCTTGCAGAAGAAGGTAACCTTACTCAACTTCTAAGAGATAAATCTAAACAACCCAGTTTTGAGTGGGGAGAAACATTTGCAACATTAATAAACAATACAATTCATATTTATACTAATGATGAATTTGATGTTGAAAGTGCTTCACTTGTTTATTACAGACAACCAAGAAAAGTACAATTTTTAAATTGTTCTGATCCTTATACAGGAGTTGCATCAACAGCTGATATTGAGTGTGAGTTGAAAGATGATATAATTGAATTAATAATTGATGAAGCAGTTTCATTACTTGCTGGAGATATTGAGTCAGGAAACCAATTCTCTAGAGGTACTCAAGGTGCTGAACGTAACAACTAAAAATAATGGAACCAAGAATGTTAAAAAGAAATCCTGGAACAAGTAAGCCAGCAGCAAGTTATCCTACTGTAGAAGCAGGTGCATCAGTAGATACTATGACCGCAGCTTGTGTAAGTGAATTAATGAATGCTGCTACTAGTATTCATAAGCTACACTTAAAGATTACAGGAGCAGGCTCCTATGCAGCTCATAAAGCATTAAATGAATTGTATGATGCTTTACCTGGACACGCTGATGATTTAGCAGAAGGTTACCAAGGAGCAAGTGAGAAACTATTATCATACAGTGAGTCATCACCAAGAGTATTAAACAGTGTAGATGATGCATTAAAATACATCCGTGATATTTGTGATATGGTTTGTGGATTACAAGATAAGATGCCATATTCAGAAATTGTAAATGATCTTGACACAATTAAGTCTACACTTAATTCAACCAAGTACAAGTTACTTTTCCTTAAATAATTTTGATATTATAAAAACTTTTACTATATTATATAGTATTTATTTATTAACTAAAACAAAAACAAAATGAGTTATTTTAATCATGCCTTTCAAAAAGCCTTTGTTGGTGTAAATGCTGCAGCTCCAATGGGGCAAGGTTACACTGAATTAAATCAAGGTGTATTGGGAACTACAGGTAACATTTTGGCTACTGGTCAATTTGCATTTGTAAACCCTAAAGATTGGAAAATCCAATCTACTTCTTATTCTGGTCAAGCATGTTGCCCATTAATTTTGGCTGCTGGATCATTATATGCAAAAGATAAAATTGGACCTTTCCACGGAGGATACAAAGAGTCTAACAAGTCTAAAGAAATTAATCCTAAGTATGTAAGCAAATTTTATTTTGCTCCTGCTTGTGCTCCATCAAACAATGTTATTCATGTTGGATATACTCCATACACTGATGACCAAGTATTAACACTTACAATCACTAATGATGGTGCAAACATCGTTGATGGTGTTTATAATGATGTTGCTTTTTCTGGTGGTGCTGGTGCAGGTTTTATTGCTAAAGTTACTGTTGTTGGTGGTGTTGCTACTGTAGTAGAAATTGCTAACGGTGGTACTGGATATTTAGCTAGTGATGTATTAACTTCTATTGCTGGTCAATTATTATCTAATGGATCTCCTGTTACACAAGTTCAATTAACTGTTGCTACAGCTGGTGCTAAAGATGGTTGTAAAAAAGACTTCTTATGTGGTGAAACTTATAACTTACGTTTAGATGTTAAAGGTTCTCCTGCATTAAGATTCTTGAATCACAATGCTTACTTGACATTAACTGCTAACACAGGATGTTGTCCAGAAGGAACAATTGTTCCAACTGCAGTAGATGCTACTGAAGTATACATCAAATGGGCTCAACAAATTATTGACTCTCCATTAATTGCTCCATTTATCTATCCAGTAGTTACTGCTGAAGATAATACATTATGGTACAAACCAGGAACTGATACATCTGCTTTAGCTGCTCCTGCTGGTTACACAATTGGTGGTACTTGGGATAAATATGTATCTCCAGGACATACTGCTAATCAATATGCAGGTATCACATTATTTGGTGCTTATGTAGATACTAAATTTGGTGATTGTACATTCCAAGTTTCTGATTTCTATGAAAAAGAGCCAGTAAGATTGTATGCTTCTGAAACTGACTTAAACGGTGACCCATGTGCATTCCAAGGATTGTGTGTGATTACTGAGTGTCAAGGAAGACAAGCAAATGGTTTAGGTGAAACAGTTCTTAGAGATGTGATTCTTTCTGAGCGTTACAGCCAAAACTTCTTCCATTCTGACTTCCGTATCCGTGAGATCACTCAAGGAAACCAAGTTTTGAATGCAATTGACAGATCTGCTTCTTACAACAGATTCTACATTCAACACCATGTTCCACGTTTCAACAATGCATCTAGTACTTTTGACAATGATCAATACTTATTAGAAGTTATCGTTGCATCTGATGTTACTCCAACAGATGGTGGACAAGGACAATTATTTGCAGAATTTGTAAATGACTGGTTGAATGGTTGTGGTGGTAACTGTGGTGATCTAGAAACTTTTGCTTGTGGTACTGATTGTACTCCAGTTATTGAGATTCCAGAAACAGTTTAATAACAAAAATTTAATAACTTTAAAGGAGAGTGAGAGTTTCAAACTCTTCTCTCCTTTTTTTATTTTAATAAAGCTATGGCAAATCATGTATTAAGTTTAGAAGTACCTACAGTAACAAATACCTGTGTAATGAAAATATTTGATACTAGTGTGTATCAAACATCATCTCCTAATATCCCTATTGTATGTCCTACATTAACAATTACAGTTCCTGGCTTCAGTACCTCAGTAGAACTTATTGGAAACAGAATGTTAGACTTTGTTGAAACTGGGCATATTAATATAACAGCATGTGATCTAGGATTACAAAAAGAAAATTGTGGTACACAGTTAGCAAATATACCTGATGGTATTTATGCAATTAAATATAGTGTTTCACCAAATAATTTAGTATTTGCTGAGTATAATCATTTAAGAATTTCTCAAGCATTGAATAAGTATTATAAGATTTTATGTAATGTTGATTTAGCAGCATGTGATCCTCCAGCAAAGATTAAGGAGAAATTAGAGAAGCTAAGATTAATAAAGATGTATTTAGAATCTGCAAAATCAAAAGTAGAATTTTGTCATGAATCTCAAAAAGGAATGAGTTTATATAACTATGCATTAAAACTTTTGAATAAATTTGAATGTAATAATTGTTAACCTTAAAAACCAACCAAAATGAATTGTAATAATTGTAATGCAAGACTATCTTGTGGATGTCAAAAGAAAACAGCAAGTGATGGAAAATCATGTTGTGCAAATTGTTTAAGTCTTTATGAAAAAGGTTTAAGAAATAATAAACCTGTTAGTTCTGCAACAAACACTACAAATAAAAATATCTGGGGATCAGATAGATTTACAGCTAATAAATAAATATTAAACTATGAATGATAATGTAAATACAGTTGAGCCAATAGGTAATCAGTGGTATATTTTATATCCTTGTATTAATGATATTTCACAATCTGTATTTTTTACACAGGTAGATTTATTTGGTCAATATGTAAACACAGTAATTGAAGTAGCACTTGATAATGGAGGAACTGATTACTTAGGTTGCTTTAACGTACAGTTATTTTCAGGTACTCCTCCTGCTTATGGAATAGTACATAATAATGCTTTTTATATAGGAACTGCATGTGGTGACTGTGAAACACATTGTATTGCTGTTGGTGGTGGAAATGGTTATGTAACATACATTAACTATGATAACATAGAAGATACTACATCTTTACCAGCTAAAATATGTACTAAGTCAAAACCATTTACTTCAATAGCTACTCCGGTAATAACTGAAATTAATCCTAACTGTTCATCAGGAATTGGTTGTGAAATTTCATGTTATGTATTGACGAACTGTGCAACAGGTCAAATTATCAATTCTAATAATCAAAGTTTATTTTCAGCATATGCTAATCAAAGTACAATAACATTAAATGAATTTGATGGGTGCTGGACCGTAGCAGTAGGTATTGAATGTATATGTTTTGAAGATGTAAGTATAAATCTTATATACAGTAGTTGTGAAACATGTTTACCTATTGTAGCTTATACCCTTACAAATTGTGAAAATGAATCATTAAAAAAATATTCTGAAGAAGATTTATCAGCATATGTTGGTAAAACAGTTTCACTTGATTGTGGAGACTGTTGGTATCTTGAAGAAATAGATTTTAAGCCACCACAAACACAACCTTTTGTAATTGAACATGTATATGATTCATGTGATCAATGTTCAAGAGCATACTGGGTATTATATGATTGTGCTGGTGACTTAGCACCAATTACTACATATACAGATTTAACAGTATATGAAAACAGTATTGTAAAACTTGCAGGATTTTCAAGTTGTTGGTCAATTCAAAGCTCTCCTACTCCAGATTATGAAAATGCTGTAGGGGTATCTATAAGTAAACAGTTTGAAGATTGTCCAACATGTTTAACTGTTTCAGGATGTATTTGTACAAAAATTAAAAATACAACAACAGAAACATTAAATTATACATATAAAGATTGTTCAGGCATGCAACAATCTTTTACATTAGCTTCCGGAGCATCAAGTACTAAGAATTGTGTTAATCAATGGATTTTAAAACATCCTGCCACAGATATAGTAAATGAGTATGGTGAATGTATAGAAGATCCTAACAATATTTCAGATAAAGTATGTCCAATAGATATAACTGGTAGAATGATGAAACCAGGTTATACCACACCTAATTGTAATACTGAAAAATTTGAAAGAATTACATGTGCAACAGCAGAAGTATTATACAAACAAGTTTTACAACAAAGATATGGTATAAGCAACTGTTGTTCGGAAGATGATGAAAACTTAATCCTTAAAAAAGAAGTAATTGATTTGCAATCATTACATGATCCAAATTTCAATTGTACTGAGCCTTTGTCTTGTTGTACACCTTCACAATGTAGTTGTGGAAATTGTATAAGTCAATAATATTTTGTATATTAAACTAAGAAGTAAAGATATGAAACCACTTAATTTAGATAATAGTCCTTGCAGTCCAGTATCAAGTAACTGTATTATTTGGCAAGGCCCAAATATTTCTTGTATAAAGTTATGTACAGGTGATACTGTTACAGATGTAGTATATGCATTAGCAACACAATTGTGTACTATTCTTGATCAAGTTAATATTTCTACACTTGATTTATCTTGTTTAGATATTACAACTGGTACACCAACTAATATTAATCAATTACTTCAAATATTAATTGATAAGATATGTGAGTTAAATAATGTACCAACACCTAGTGCATTTCCTACTCGTGGAAATAGTTCATGTCCTACAAATTGTATTGTACCGGTTGCTACTTGTTTACAAACAGGTGGCCAAACAACAATGAAATTGTTGGACTATGTTCAATTAATTGGTAACACAGTTTGTTCAATCTTAAGTAGTATTGCAACAATTAATAATTCAATTACAAATTTAACAAATAGAGTGATTGAATTAGAATCTGTTCCTCCTAATCCTCCATATGTACTTCCTCCAGTTACACCTATTTGTACTTTATCTCCTAGTATTCCTGGAGGTGTTTCAGCTCCATTAAATTTTGTTCTTGACGCACTTATTAATGATCTTGATCATGGATACTGTGCATTAGTTTCTTCTACAGGACAACCTGCAGTTATTCAACAGGCTTACAATTTACAACCAATTAATGGTACGGATGGTTCTTTATCTAATTGTGCATTAACATTAAATCAATTGTTTAGTACAATATGGGTTAATACACCACAAAATTTAAGTCAGAGTTTTATTGATTTATGGTTCACTGTTAAAGATATCAGAGATGCCTATAAAAGATATAACGTAGTTTCTGGTAGTTCTAATGTTACTGTTACACCAACAACAACTCCTGGAACATGCGGTCCTGAAATTTCATTTTCAATAAGTGTTGATCCAGGAGCTGGTAAATCAGGTAGAGGTATTGCTGTATTTTCACAATCAATTGCACCAACTCAAGCAAATTTTGATGCTAATTATGCAGGTAAAGAAGGATTTACTGTTAACTTTATACCTGGAAACAATCAAATATTACCTGGTGATATTTGGATTGAACCATGTGTGTAATAAATAACTAAAAATGGGAAAATATAAAGTATTTAATGGTTCTAATTGGGTAGATATATGTGATTGCAATGTTCATATAAGAAATGCAAATGATAATTGGCAATTACTTGATCCTGCAAATTGTGTAACAAAATATTGGACAGGTACTGAATGGTGTGAAATTGTATGCTGTAGCTGTGCAGAAGGTTATACATTAAACACATTAACTAATATATGTGAAAAAGTAGAAAGAATTCCTGCTACAGCAAGTGGTGGTACATTTTATCCTATTATTGTAGGTAATAAAGCCGTTGTATATGGAAATCTTGGTGGAGCACTATATCCAAATATTACAGGAGCTACGTTTCCAATCAATGGCTACAGTAGTCCTACATATATAGTTAAAGATGCTGCAGGTACTGGTCTAACATATTCGCCTACATTATCTGTAGCTGGTAACCAAATATTTAATTCAAATGGTACAACTACAGGAGGTAGATTGAATTATAATTCACTATGGGGAACTGATTATCCATTTAATACATGGTTTACTCTTAGATTTTGTATTACAATTACACAAGATAAAACTTATATTTTTGCATTAGCTGGAGATAATCAAGTAAAGGCTGGTATAACATCAACAACATTTCAGGGAGGTGTAACAAGTTTAAATTTAGTTAATCTTTGGGCTTCACCTAGTTCTTCAGGAACTCCTCCAGATCCATCAAATACAGGACCTTTTAATTATTGGCATATGTTTCCTATAAATCTACCTGTAGGGGATCATGTTTTTGAATTATCTGGTTATAACTTTTTTGATTTATACGGGTTTGCTGCTGAAGTTTATGATATACCTGTTTTAGATTTACAAAATTTAATGGCTTCAAGTACAGCAACTGTTGATGATCTTGAGCCTTATATAATGTTCAAAACAAAAGATTTAATTGTAGATCCTCCAATTAGATTACCTCAGGCAGGTAGTACAGGAATAACCTATTCCTGTCCAAGCGGTTATACGTTTACAGAATGTTATGGAGCACCACAATGTACACTTGATCTTAGTTATCCTTGTGGCGGTACACCAGATCCTTGTGCTTGTATTACTGGAGAAGTTGTTATTGGAACACAAACTTGGACTTGTAAAAACTTAGATGTTACAACTTACAGAAATGGAGACCCCATACCTGAAGTGACGGATCCTACTGCGTGGGCTGCTTTAACTACTGGTGCATGGTGTTACTACGATAATGATCCTGCAAATAATGCCGTATATGGAAAATTATATAACTGGTATGCTGTTAATGATCCTCGCGGATTAGCCCCTACTGGTTATCACGTAGCGACAGATGATGAATGGACGGTTTTAATAAATTATGTAGGTGGAACAACTGTTGCAGGGGGCGAATTGAAAGAGATTGGAAATACACATTGGAATTCTCCTAATACAGGTGCAATAAATAGCGTGTGTTTTACTGCTCTTGGGGGTTCACTCCGTTTTGATACTGGAAATTTTAATAGTAACATGAATGAAGTCGGTATGTGGTGGACTTCTACAAATTACAGTTTAAATACGGTCAGTGCTTGGAGCCACTTCATTTACAGTTACAGTGGTCAGATAAACAGAAGCCCCTATCTTAAAACAGCTGGATTTTCTGTAAGACTTATAAAAGATTAGATGAAATTGTATAATATAAATAATTAAACATAATGGAAAATAAATGTAAAGATTGTGGATGCCAAGATTGCGGATGCAAGGATACTTTCTTACCGGTAGCACCATGCTCAGATCCTGCTATATGTCCTTCACCTCAAAAATGTGAAGACACATTTGATTCCTCATGTGTTATATATACAGGACTAGATCTTAAATGTGGTAACACTACTGTTGTTGCTACTAATACAAATTTACAAGATATATTACAAAACCTTGTTGATGAAGTTTGTTCTTTAAAAGGAGATGGTATAAATATTATAATTAATAATCAGGGTTACGGTTTATCTGCAACAGTATCAGGTGGTCAAGGCCCATATCAATATTTATGGTCAATATCACAAGGTGCCTTTGTTTGCCATGAAATACAAAATAATGAATATACTTTTTCAAGTGTTACTTTACTTCCTATACCTGGTAACTCTTTACAAGTAGGTGGTATCAGTGGTGCTACGGGAGCTGTGTATATGTCACATATAAGATTAGATGTTACTGATGCTAATGGTATTAAGAAAACAATATATTATACACTTACTAATTTAGATTAACTATGCCAATTTGTAGAAACTGTGGTGGTAGTAATAAAAAAGTAGTTTTAAACTATACACCTAAATCATATACAATATGTCCTGATCCTGGAACTTGTCCAGAAGATTATATTTGTTCTGAGATACTTGACACAGCATGTATACAATATACTGCTGGAGATATTATGTACTGCGGTACTACATTTAGCGTAGTAGATAATTCTGAAAGTTTAGAAAATGCATTACAAAGTGTGTTAGATTTAATATGCAAAAAATGTGAATTAAATGTAAATATAATTACAAATGATGAAGAAGTAGATGGTCCATCTTTATCAACAGAAATTACAAATGGACTAGCACCGTATACTTATCAATGGGACATTGCTCAAGGAGAATTTGTTGGTCATTTCATTTCTGGTTCTACAACATTACCTACTTTAACATTAACATGTATTGCCGCTAACTCTATTATGACAGGTAATATAGATAAAAATATAAAAGTAACCAATGTTCAATTAACAGTTATAGATGCAAATGGATGTAAAGAAGTAGTTCATTTTGTATATGCATCAGATTGTTATTCAATGATAGTTGATACACCTCAACCAAGACAAGCATTTTTAGGAGGAAGAAATTTTAAAAATAATGGTAAAAAAACTAAATTTGCCAATACACCACTAGACTTTATGGATGATCCATTATATATGCCAACATGTACTGAAATAAAAAACATGTGTTGTATGGAATGTTTTGAACCGGGTTATGAAGGTGCTGCTTCAAATTATAGAAGAAATAGAGATGAGTTTCTTAAAAACACAAATGAAAACTTAATGAATGAGTATGTAGGTACTCCTGTACCTGATGAAGCTCTAAATTACACACAATGGCAACAAGGTAATATAGGTGATCAATTAGTGCTATACAAAGGTGGTTTACAAAATTATAATGTTTTATGGGGATGTCCGGAATGTTCATTTAGAATTTGGTCAGAAATTCCTTGGCCTCAATTGAATAATCAAACATTAGCACAAAGATTTCCTACTATTAATGTAAATACAGGAGCTAAGTTTTATTGGATTCTTGCAGTACCTTTTGGTAATACACCCCCTACTGGACAACCTGGTCAATTAGTAAAATGGGCAACTGACCCGTTAGATCCAACATACTTTAGTGAATATGCATGGGATCCAGTCACAAATATGTGGAGTGCAACATTAGGTGGTATAATAAGTGACTTAAATGTTGATACTAGAGCAAGAAGAGATGCATGGTACAAAGCACTTGATGAATTTATTTTAGCAAATACACCTTTTGTATGGGCTAATGATTATGCACTATTTCACAGATACAAATATGAATTAAAATTTACAGTTTAAGATGGGATTTATTAAGAATATAGAAATTTGGAATAATCAAAGACCAAGAGTTTGTTCTTTTGATTTAGATGATTATTGTTATTATTATGGTGCTGTAGGAAACACTTGTACTGAAAATACAGCAGCTCCAGATATGACAGGAAATGGTGATATGTTTACAACTGCTAATGCAACACATGATGTATGGGCAAAAGCAGTTATAGAATATTTTACAGCTTCAATTGCTTTTTATAGAGAAGCTGATTATCAAGATCCTGTAACTGGAGAAATAATTATTCCACAAGTTTTAAATGAAAGGTGTATTCCACGTGATGAATACAATAAATTATGTAATTTATTCTATAATCAAACTGATGGGTTTTACATGAAAGATATTGCATTTCAAGCAAAGAAAATGCAAATTAGAAACTCATTTAAACTTAATACTGATCCTAATAAACTTACAGGTATTCATTCTTTTACTCAACTTATTGAAACTTCACCGCAATCAACAGGTATAATATATACATATACAGTAGATTTTACAGATTATCAAGCACCTGATTATAATCACTATTTAGAATATAGAACTGTTTTAGGGGATCTAATGCAACTTGTTAAAAAACTTATGACTGCTACAGCTGATCATCCTTTAACACCTTTTGAGATTCCTCCAATGTGTTCAGGTGATGTAGTTATTGGTGATCAAACTTGGAATCAATGTAATTTAGGTGTAACAACATATAAGAATGGTGATCCTATTCCTTATGTGGAAGATCCGGTTGAATGGGCTGCTTTGACTACGGGTGCTTGGTGTTACTATGACAATAATCCAGATACTGAACCTGCATTTGGTAAGTTATACAATTGGTATGCAATTAATGATTCTAGAGGTTTAACTCCAGAAGGATATCATATACCAACACGTTATGAATGGCAAACTTTAATTGATACAGTAGGTGGAAATGCAACTGCAGGAATAGCATTGAAACAAATTGGTTCATTGGATAGAACTTGTGTTACAGAAATAAATGCTTCATATTGGCAATATGCTTCTATTGATCCTCCAACTAATTCAAGTTTTTTCACAGCATTACCGGCTGGAGAACGTACACAAAATGGTGATTATCTTTATTCTGGTTATCTTGCTTATTGGTGGACTACTGCAGAAGAAAGTGTAAATAATGCATGGTATGGTAATTTGAATTATAATACAAATGAAGCTTATAGCACTAATAATTCTAAAAAATTTGGTTTATCAGTTAGAGCTGTAAAAGATCCAACATGTGCTGATGATGTTACTATTGGATCTCAAGTATGGACTAGATGTAATTTAGGTATAACAACATACAGAAACGGAGATGTAATTCCTCAGGTTACTGATCCTACTGCGTGGGCATCATTAACAACAGGTGCTTGGTGTTACTATAATAATGATCCTTTAACTGAACCTTTATATGGTAAATTATATAACTGGTATGCTGTAAACGATCCTAGAGGTCTTTCACCAGTAGGTTATCATATTCCTACCGATGGTGAAGTTGCTACATTATCAACTTATTTAGGTGGCGATTCAGTAGCAGGAGGTAAGATGAAAGAAATAGGTTTAAGTTATTGGATTGCTCCCAATACCGCTGCCACAAATGAATCAGGATTTACAGCACTTCCAGCAGGTTACCGTGTAAATGGTGGAAATTTTTCAAATATTGGGAAAGTTACTCGTTGGTGGACTTCTACAGAAGTTGATACTCTTGATGCAGGAAGTTATGATTTAGATAATACAAATCCTAATTTATTTAGAGGCTCCTATGGAAAAAACTGGGGTCACTCTGTCAGACTTGTTAAAGATTAAATATAATTAGTTAGTTGAAGTTTGTTGGTTTATTCTACAACTACGGACAGACCCCTGCACTTGCGGGGGTTTTGTTTTATAGCTATATTTGCTAATATCACATATTTTTACTATATTATTATGAAGGAATTTAAGAAACCAGATTTAACAGCTCCAAGATTTAGACCAGAAGTTTACAATGTTTTAAATGAAAAGTTCTTTGATAATTTTAGAAAGAAGCATCCTAAATATGCTAAGTTGACAAATGCAGCTTTAAAGAAAATAGCTAAAACATTTAATCAATATGTATATAATACAGTAATAGATACCAGAGATGGTGTTCAGTTACCGGAACAAATAGGATGGCTTTTTATTGGAACCTGTCAGCAAAGTAAGAAATATAATGTTGACTTTAATAAATCCAAAACATATGGTGTGCAAGTTTCCAATAACAACTTTGCCACTGATGGAAAATTAGCAAAGATATTCTATAGCAATTTTGCACCAAAACATAAGATAAAGAATAGAGAGTTTTGGACTTTTGTTGCTTGTAGAGATTTTAAAAGAAGTGTAGCAAAAACATATCCTGAGAACTGGAACATATATGTTGTAGTTGAAAATGGAAGACAAGTTAAGCTTACTTATAATAAAGAAGTATATAAAGATAGAAAAACTAAAGAGCAGTCTGAAGCTTTAAAAACATATAATGAATTTGACCTATGACAACAATTGGAGAAGCTATATCAAGAGTAAGAAATACATTAAAAGCTGTTAAGGAGGATCCTTTCTTAACTGACAGAACTATATATTATTCTTTACTGAAGTATGGGCAGACTCTCTTAAAGAGAGAGGACAACCAGTATAGACTTATGAAAATAAGTTCTATATTCACTGTATTACCATATGTAGAACTTATTGATGTAGATAAGATAGAGGCTGGCTGTACTGGTGTATATTCAGGATGTTACTTTAAGAGAAGTAAAGAAAAAATCCCTGGAATACTATCTGGTATAATGGGTCCTATTATCCGTACTGTGTCTTCTATTGATGGTACAGATATTATGTACAGAACTCAACCAGGTACATGGGTATCTATTACAAAATCAACTACTTTTAAATATAATAAAAGAAGATACTTCTGGTTTTCAGAAGGTTACTTATATTGTCCTAATATTGATTGGGATGCTATCAGAGTTGAAGCAATATTTGATGCTGATAAAAGTGCTTACTTATGTTCTAAAGAAGATCAATGTAAACTTAGACAAGATAATGCATTACCATTTCCAGAATATTTATTTTCTGAAATAGAACAATATGTTGTTAAAGAATTAACCATGGCTGCACAGATTCCAACAGATGGTTCTGATGATGGTCAAAATATCTTAAGATAATGGATTTTAATTACACACTCCGCTTCCGAACATTTGACCAATTGATGGAAGATGTTCAAATTGACTTATCAAGTTTTGCTTTAGAAAACATGATAGAGCCTCAACAATTAATCAAACTTGCTAGAAAGATTAATTATGATTTAGGCCTTAGAATCAATCAAACTAAAGAAGTTGTACTAGATATCTGTCATGGAAGAGTTAAGCTTCCAGATGACTTCTATGTGTGGAATTATGGTATGTCTTGTCATGAAAGAACCGAGCATGTTGGTTATGATGGTAGAATGGGTGGTACTAATATACAAGAAAGACCATTTCCTGCTCCTGCAAAATACAAAGAATTCCCAGGAGGTATAGATTTATGCACACCAGAAACAGTAAACTGTAGAACATGTAATTCAAATCCATGTAATCATACAGCAGGTTGTGAATTAAATACTCCAGTTACAAATTCTATTCCGACAGAATATGATCCTAATAATCCTTATGGTGATACATGTATTGCTCCAAGAGTATTTATGAATTGTAAAGGAGAATCTTATGAGCTAATACAAGTAGTACATCCAGGACTTACAAGAAAATATACTGTGATGACTCAGTTAAGAATGAAAGCTAGTCAGAACATTGATGGTGATTGTCCAAATTTATATCATAATGGTCCAGATGAAGGATGGCTTAAAGATGGATTTCTTTTTACTACTTTCCAAGATGGTCATGTGTATGTAAACTACCAAGGAGAATTACAAGATGAGAATGGAAACTTAATGGTTCCTGATCATCCAAGACTTAATGATTACTATGAGTATGCTTTCAAGAAAAGAATTCTTGAGAATTTATATTTAAATGGTGAGGATGTAGCTCAAAGACTGCAGGTCATCCTACCTGAGTTAAAAGAATCTAGAGTGAATGCATTAAGTTTAGTTAATACTCCAAACTTTAAAGAGATGGAGCAACTATGGTGGACTAACAGAAGAGCACAGTATTCTAAATACTATGATATGTTCAAGGCTCCAACAGTTGGTAACTATACAAGATTAAATTATAATACTAAAGTTATATAATTATGGCTGATAACAATATGCAAAATAGCTCTCAAGTTATAAATGATAGTTTCATAAAGGGTCTAAATAAAGATTCTGATCCATCATATGTAACAGAAGGAATGTGGACCCATGCTGTCAACATGGTTAATAACTCTAAGACAGGTAAAGTAGGTTCTATATCTAATGAATCAGCTAATTACTTATGTTTTAATGCAGGTAATTTTATGCCTGTTAACGCTACTGAAAAATTAGTAATAGGCGCTATATATCTTTTTTCAGATAAATGGTTAATTTTTACAGCTGGTCATAATACAAATGGTCAACCAGTATCATCTGAAATTGGTTTGTTTGAAGAAGAAAATTGTAGTTACAAACCAATTGTTATTGATGTATGTTTAGCTTTTGATAAAAGATATTTAATATCTGGTGTATCAAGATTAAAAGAGGATTGTACTTGGCAAGTATATTGGTCAGATGGTTTAAACCCTGATAGATACTTAAATATTGGAGATCCTCAAACATGGCCTGGTCCTGAATATTTTTACGTAACTTCAATTGGAACAAATGCAAATTACTACCAAGGACCTGGAGGAACTAAAATGCTTTGGCCAAATGTACAGTGGATAAAAAAATGTAAAGATGAAGCTGATGTAATTGTTCCAAAAACTGGTTATACACCAATAGGTTGTATTACATGCACAAATACAAACAAATTAGATTGTGAGCATATAAGACTAGCAAGACTTATGACCACTCCTTGTTTAAATTTAACAAGAGGACAACAAGGTGGTACTTTAGCAAACGGAACTTATTTTGCTCTTATTGCTTATACAATAAAAGGTCAAAAAGTAACTGATTACTTTGCTCAAAGTAACTACCAATTTATTTATTCTCCACAAGATCTTCAAGGATCTCTTACTTTAAATGTATCAGCAGATAATAAAAACTTTGATGAGTTTCAATTAGTTATTGTAAAGTGTGTTAATCAACAGACTGTGGCTCAGTTAATGGGTATATACTCTACTAATACATCAACTATAAGTATTGATCAAATTGATAATGGAGGTAATATAACTATACCTCTTGAACAATTACCTTTACAAACTCCAGTATTTGAAACTTCTGATCAAATGGCAGAGGTTAATAATTATTTATTAAGAGTTGGTCCAAGAAGTAAGTTTGATTTTAATTATCAACCTTTAGCTAACTTAATTAAAACTAAGTGGGCTTCTGTAGAATACCCTGCTGAGTATTATATGAAAGGTGGTAATAAAACTAACTACATGAGAGATGAAGTATATTCTTTTTTCATTAGATGGGCTTATGACACTGGAGATAAAACTTCTACATATCATATTCCAGGAAGACCTCCTAGAAGCTTTAACGTTCCTAATGGAGGATCTCTACTAGAAGATGCTCTATTAGTAGGTAACCAAAATACACTATACTCAGATGACAAAGTATTTGAAGTGTATAATACTGCTACAATAGATAATGCATCTGCTGTAGTTGGTACTTTTAGTGATGATGGTGGAAAAGTTATTGCAACAGGAGACATGGGATACTGGGAATCAACTGAAAAGTATCCAGATAACCGTGATGATATATGGAATACTTCTGCTCATTGTTGGACAGGAGAGACAAGTACTACTTATGATTTATGTGGTAAGCATATCAGACATCATAAATTTCCTGAAGACTATACTGCAGGAAGTGCCGCAGATACAGTAACACACTTTAGAAGAAATACAAATCCTCAAAATAACTCTAATGATTACTTTATTAGATTGATGGGGGTTTACTTTGAAAACATTGCATTACCGAAAGATAATGATGGTGATGATATTGCTGGTATTGTAGGTTATGAAATTCTAAGAGGATCAAGAGAAGGAAACAAAACCATTGTTGCTAAAGGTATGGTAAATAACTTTAGAACATATGAAATTCCTGGAACAGGTAATCTTAGTGCTACTGGTTTATATGCAAATTATCCATTTAATACAATTGAACCTTTGAGTAATACACTGGGTACAAATGTAGCTGGATATAATGATCCATTTATTAAAGCTGGTATAAATTCATTATATAATCAAACTGTACCTAGTGATATTTTTAGTTTCCATTCACCGGATACTATGATGACAACACCATTTTTATCTACAACAGAATTTAAAACATATGGTCCGTTATCAGGATATAGTCAGCAAAATTTTAATACTCCATCTGATCATCCTAAATTCAAACTATTATCAGATGCAGTTATAGTACCAATGATATTTGGTGGTTTAGCTGAAGCTATAATATCAATGGTAGGTAAAAGAAGTTCTGTGTCTCCAGGGCCTGCTTATCAAGATATTCAGATACCTGATATGACAGGTGAGGCAATTACGGGCGGTGCATCAGGACAAGAAAGTATAAATGGTGCTGGTACAGCTACTTCTTATAATGTTAATGTTAATTACTCACTTCCGGGTGCTGAAAGTGGTAAAATAACAACTAAACCTAAACAAGCATCTGAGCCTGGTATATTTGCTAATATACTTGCTGACTTTACAAAATCAAAAACAATTTATGGAGTAGGTGGTGTAATAATTGCAGATGCAATGGCTGGTGGTGGTGGTTTAGAAACTATATACAGTACCAATGCAGCACTTGGACTATCGGCCGATGGTGGTGTGTACACAGGTTCACAATTAAATACAGAATTTGCACCTTCACAATATTTACCAACAGCTCTTGCTGTTCTTAATAATCTTGCAAAAATTGCTTTTTACTTTTCTGAAGGAGCAAGAGTAACATTAGATTTGATTTATGCTGTAGTAGGATATAAACAATTTGCATTACAGCAAAAAGCATACGGTTTTTATTCAAATATGGATAAAAACTTAAATACAGATATCACAAGATTTAAAATGGAAGATGGTTTTTATTTAAGAGATAATATACAAACTGTTTCTAGATATCAAGATAACACAGGTGCGTGGAGATCTTATAGTCTTAATAATATAAAAAGATCACCTAAAGTAGTTGTAAGAACAAAAGCTGGTAATAATCAAAATATAGGTCCTAAGTTATTATCTGGTGATAAGTCATTAACAACATTAGGTACTTTGTTACAAGCATCTGATTTTAATAATTACTTACCTACAGGTACAGTCAAACCAGATTTTACACATCTTGATCGTACTTTTTCATTACCTATTCAAAGTCACTATGGTGCTATAAGAGGTAGAGTGAGAAACCAGTATGGTCAATTAGATTCTATTAAACAATTACCGGTTGGTACATGTGAGCAAAAGATTGCTAATACTATAGTTAATCCATCAACTGTAGTTTGTAATGGTGTAAACAAAACTAAGAATACAATTTACAGATCTCCTTTAATGTTTGGAGGTGATACATATATTAATAGATATACTGAAAAAGACAGCATGTGTTTTTTTTATGATTGGTTATATGATCAACCTGATGGTTTTGAATATAACTATTATTTAAGAAGTATGATTCCTAATCCAAGATTCAGATTGAATAGTAGAAAATATGATATTCAAGATTTAGCAGGGGCTGTAGATTTTAAAAACATTGTTACTATTCTTTCTGGTAGTAGTATAACAGCTCCTCCTGGAGAAGGTGTTACACCTTCTGATTTTTACAATCTTGATTACTATGTAGACGATGGTCAAAAATATAATTATTCTAATGATGTAGCATCAAATTATCCTGGATTATTTGTTTGTAAACAATCAGCATTTTATTTAGCTGTTTCTTCTATAAAAGACTTCTTTGTAGAATCTGAAGTTCTTGTAGATTTTAGAACACAACCAGAAGAAATAGCAAGAAAATATTATAACCCGTATAATTTCACAGATTATAATTCAATGTTTGATACTAACCCAACTATACTTGGTGTAAATAGTTATAATCAATATGACTATTCATTAAGTGTATCTAAGTTATATAATCAATACTTTTCATTAAGTACTATACAAAGTAGATATTACAATCCAAATGTAGCTGACTTATGTTATACTTATTACCCAAACAGAATTATTTATTCATTGCCACAACAAGATGAGATGGTAAAAGATAGTTGGTTTATTTATTTAGTAAACAACTATAAAACTTTTAAATCTAAAGTAAGTGGAGTTAAAGCAATAAACAAATCTGGTATTGTAATTACATTTAAAAATGATAGTCCTATAATGTATCAGGGTGTAGATACTCTTCAAACTGATTTAGGTACTAAAGTTACATTAGGTGATGGAGGTTTATTTAGTCAACCACCTCAACAATTAACTAATGCTGATAAACCATATGAGTATGGAGCATCTCAAAATAGAC